GCCCCTTTCGGTTTCAATCCTGAATGTCCTTTCATCAATCTGCCATTCGCGTCTCTTGGTGCTGCCATTTTGCTCAATAAAAAATAGTTTTACTCCTCCCCTTCAGACGTGTTGAGTGATTTAAGTTGCGCAACACAAACCGCGTATCGCTGCGCTGGTTCGGTGTATTCTTTAATCATGATGTCATCGGACATACATCTTCCGATAAATTCCTCAGGCTTTTCACCTTGCTTTCTTGTTGGTATTGGCATTTTATAGTTGTTCTAATTGTTTCTTGAATTCCTTTATGAGTGAGTTGACACAACTGCCGCAGGTTGAAGGTTGTTCCCTCCTGCCAGTCAGCTTTGATTTCAACTCATATAGTTTTTTCACTTGTTCACGTGTCAATGAAGATAACGGCAAACCACCCACGAATGTCTTCAATTCCTCAATTTCCTCCTTTGAAAGCCTGAAGCTCTCCCACTTTCCGAGCGGACATTTCGCAAACATCAATTTAGTCTTGACGGGCATCACGCAACCGCATAACCTCACTTTCTTCCTACGATAGTTAAACTCGTTTTCTTCAGGAACGCTTTCGCCTACTATCAAAGTGCCACAACTCATGGTCGTTTTACGATAGTATTTGCATTCCTGACAGGTCTTAATCCTGTGGTCTCTAATGGCTGGCGGTACGGTGAACATCGGTGCGTAATTTTTTAAGTGCGTTTTGAATGTATTTGTATAATCTCTTAATTGGTATGTTAGTCTTATCGCTCAAATCCTTGTAATCAAATTCGTCAAGCATATACAACCGCAATAGTATTGCTTCACGTTCAGGCATGAGTTGAATGTAAGCATCTAAAAATTCGTTGTCAAGCCTGCTACCTAGCCACGGTTCATCGGGTTCAATGTCGAAAGCGTTATCATTCTCATTCCACTTTTGCGCGAACTGCATATATTTCATTCCGAACCTTGAACTGTCATCAATAGCCATTAAGTAAATTGCTCTGTTGACGTATGAAATTAGTTTATCCTCGCAAGCAAGTTCCTCTGCCTTCTCTCGTTGGTTTTCAAGGATCTTCAAAAGTGTTTCGCTAACAAGGTCTTTAGCGTTGGTATGGTTCCTCGTTAATGTGGATGCGAACTTGATCCATGTCGGAAGGTGTTCAGCAACCGCATATTCAAGGCAATGCTCCACTTTTATTTTGATTTGTTCAAAATCATTCTACTTTTGTGCAAAGTAATTAACCTATTAACAATATCATGAACAAAATTCTTAACACCGATGACAAAGTTTTACTAAAACTCAGTCAAAGCGAAATCGAAACAATCACTAACGCAGCTCTTGCAAGTGACCAACAAGCAAAAGACCTTATTTACAAGGCTATCATGAACGAAGCGCACCGCATCATGTCGTTACAATCCAGTCGTGAACGTGTTGCGGCTATGGTAGGCGAAGACTTCATAGTAGACAAAGTCGCTTATGTATTTGAAGGCATGGTTTCAAGCATCACAGGATGCAATCACATTCTTTCAAGCGTTACACGTCACCAACAAATCGTATATGCACGTTCACTTCTGATTTTCTTATTGCGTACTCAATTCAAATCAATGCTGCACCTTTGCCCACTTGCGTTAATTGGTAGCTATTTCGTGCCGCGAAAAGACCATTCTACTATCATTCACTGCTACCGCAAGATAGTAAACGGCTATTGTTATGATTCAAGACTTCGACAGGACTTGGATGTAATCAAACAAATGTGTATTGACATGAACCGATTTGACAACGTGGTCAAGGAGATTGAGAAAATGGCAGAGGGTTATGCTGAAGTAAAAGCAATTCGCGACAAAAATCGCATTCATGCGTATTGAATACCTACCCAAACAAATCGAATGCTTCAAGGCACTTGCTACCGATTCGCCTTGTGAGATAGTTTTATACGGTGGCGCGGCTGGTGGTTCGAAATCATTCACAGGTTGCGCTTGGCAAATCATGAGACGCTTGCATTATGCAGGCTCTCGTGGTTTAATAGGGCGAAGTAAACTTGACACGTTAAAGAAAACAACGGTAAAGACTTTCTTTGAAGTCGCTTCAATGATGAACCTACGGACAGGGCGCGACTATGAATTGAATGGCTCAACGAACGTGATTACTTTCTTCAATAAGTCCGAAATCATTCTCAAAGACTTGTTTCAATATCCGAGTGATCCAGTGTTTGATTCGCTCGGTGGCTTGGAACTTACTGACTTTTACGTGGATGAAGTTTCGCAAGTCACAAAGAAAGCCGTTGACGTGTTGCGCTCTCGCGTTCGTTTTAAGCTGCGCGAATTTGACATAAAGCCGAAAGCATTACTCACGTGCAACCCTTCGAAAGGTTGGCTATATAATGAGTTCTATGACCCGTGGCGCAATCAAACACTCCCTGAGCGTTACGCTTTTATTCAGGCTTTGCCCGGTGACAATCCACACCTGCCCGAAAGTTATTTAGAAACGCTTGCATCACTTCCTGAAACCGACCGCAAAAGGTTGTTGCATGGTGACTGGGATTTTGATGAAAGTATTGACTGGCTTTTCAAATATGATGACTTGCTTCGGTGCTTTCGCGAGGAAGTTGGAACGGGTGAAATGTTTATCAGTGCCGACATCGCTCGACTCGGAAAGGACAGGACCATCATTTGCGTATGGAAAGGACTTCAATTATTCGAGATTCACGAATTACGCAAAGAACCAATTACAACTGTGGTCGCAGCTATTCGGAATGCTATCAATAAGCACAATGTAAAGCTCTCGAATGTTATAGTGGATGAAGATGGGGTTGGCGGTGGAGCCTGCGACCTGCTCCGTTGTCGAGGGTTCCTAAATGGAGGGCGTGCAAGGCAACCTGACAAGTTCACAAATCAAAAAGCCGAATGCTATTACAAACTTGCCGAACTCATTGAGCAGGGCAAGGTGATTCTACCAGTGCCAAAGCGCGACATCATTACGAAAGAACTCGACATGATTAGGCGCAAACGACCTGAAGCCGATGGAAAGTTGGCCGTTACAGGAAAAGACGAAATAAAAGCCATGCACGGTGTGTCACCTGACTATGCTGATGCTATCATGATGCGCATGTATTTCGAACTTTCGCCCAATTACGGCAAATATTCGTACGTTTAAGTCGCTGATTTTCAAGGCAAATAAAAAAATTATGAAAAAAGTTTGCACATTAGAAAATAGTGTGTATATATTTGCTGCCGTAACCAATAAAACAAACAAACAATGGATTTATCAAGCCCACACAATGACGAGCAATGTATCTGCTCATCACCCGACCAACTCGAAAACCGTTCACTGAAGGATTCAGCCTTCATGTACAAGCAACTTTCGACTGACCTCGAAAACATGAACAAGTACCTGTCTGCATCATTCAAAGAAGCAATTGCAGAAACGCTAAAGTATCGTGATGCAAGAACCGCTAAAGATGTTGAACTGGTATTGCAACGCTTTCTGAAAGATTACGCTGCGCAAGTGCAAGACCTTTGCAGTGATGTTGACGATGTAATAGTAAACTGTGACCAAGAAAAATGCCCCTTTTGCAAATGAAAAATTTTATAGGTGTTGAAGATCGCATCAATGCGTACCTTAAGCTTCAATCTAACGTCCAACTGACAAATGATAGCAAGGAAGAATTTCGCAGGCTCCTGCGCCTTATCGCAAGGCAGGCGGTTCGTGAAGCAACCGATATCATGATGTTTAATTCAGAAACCCAATTATCTAAATAACATGACAGCAAAACAAATTTCCGACCGCATCGAGCCTTTCATTCCTGAAGACACCGATGTGATTACTTTGGCAGAAGCCGTTGCCATAGTCCTAAGAGATCAATACGGCAAACACAATTACGACCTATTTATTAAAACCCTAAACAACAAACTCAATGGAAACTAATCTAATGGACTCGCTTCAAAAATTCATGAAGCACCTTAACCGCGAACCAGCTCGCGAATCAATCGCGCCAACTCCCGACAACCGTGCGCACACGGTGACTATCAGCCACGTTGAAATGACACTGGATGAACTTTATTTCGGTAGATGGTCAACGACCAATTTCACATGGTCGGCAATCGGTAACGAAGTGCAAGGCTCATTAACTCTGAAAGTACATCACCCAGTTACGAATGAAGTGATTGAACGCACGGGAGCGGCTTCAATAGTCATAACCGTTGACAAAGCACCTGAAGGCATTAGCGGAGCTGAACGCAACCGATGGGCACTTAACCCCGACAACAAAAAACCGAATGCGCTCGATATGGCTTTCCCGAAACTCAAAGCCGAATGCCTGAAGAATGCAGCGCAATCACTTGGAAAGATATTCGGGCGCGACATGAACCGCAAAATTGTTGACGAATACAGACCGTTCAAAATACAGTTGCCCGAGAGTACAATGAAGAAAATCGAGAATGATATTAAACTCGGTGTGGAAGAGTTCGAAATTCGTGAAGCAATGGACCAACTCGGTGATCTTGTAACCGACCAACAAAAACAGCATATCTTTGGACTCCTAAACAATCGTAACAATGAATAACTACACGAAAGAACTCTTCGAGAGTATCAAACAAAACACCGCTTGGGATGTTGCAAGGCTCGGTAAGTTCACAGGCTCAAGGCTCGGTGACTTATTTACACAGCCGAAAACAAAAGCCGCACAAGAAGCAGGCGAATGGTCAAAGACCGCTGAGAATTACATCCTTTCCAAAGTCATGGAAATCGTCACAGGGCAAGCGCAAGATGGTGCTGCCAGTGCTGCAATCGACCATGGTAATGAATGGGAGGAAACTGCCCTTCGTGAACTTCAGAAGGCAATCGGTTCGCCCGATGAAAAAACACAACTGCGGCCCGGCTTCAAACTATTCAACGAATATTCAGGTGCTTCGCCTGATGCGTTCATGCAGTTAGCAGATACAAAAATCGGTGTTGAGATTAAGTGTCCTTACAATCCGATAAACCACTACCATCATTGCAAGATTCAAAGCGAAGCGGATTTGAAAGTCATTAACTCCGACTACTATTGGCAAGTTCAAATGAATATGCTGACTTACGAAATTGGTGGCTGGATATTCGCATCATTCGACCCAAGACAACCCGAACATCGAAGACTACATTGGGCAATCTGTTACGCGGTTCCTGAAGATATGCAACTTGCGATTGATGTAATGGAAAAGGCAAAGCACTACCGCGACCAAATACTTAATGAGTGGATGTTTAACAATAAAAACAAATAACAATGAACACAAAAGGCAATAGATTAGAGACTGAGCGTAAATACGCGACCATGATAGAAGAAGTTGCATTACTCGGTGTGTTTAATAGGCAGGCAATGGAAAAAAAATACTCAGTTTCGCATCGAGCATTTACGGTAATGGCAAATCTTAAATGGATTGAAAAAATAAGTGCTCACACGTATAAATGGCGATTATTGAAAATAGACAAGAATGCCGCTGCAGAATTATTAGACAATATGAATTTAATGCAAGATGTGTATAGCGAACATAAGCCAGCTAAAAAACGTGTTGTTGAAAGATATTTTCAAGTTTTTTATTATATGTACATAAATAAAACATTCGATATAGAATATGTCATGAAAGAATATAAGTTACACACATCATTTTTCCCAGTAGCTTGTGAATTTAATTTTATCGAAAAAGTTTCAATAAATACATATCGTTATATTGCTAAAGGAGTGCCATCAATGTTAATGGCAAATCGTATGTATAATTACATTGTTTCAAAATCAGCTCCTCAACGAATCAAAAAAAGACCTGCTAAACGCATCGCTCAGCATAAAATTGATTTTACTCATACAGTTACCAACATGAAGCCAAACTTGAAACCATTAGAAAAAAGTGAACGGATTATTGATCATGCGTCTAATGATCTTGTTATTGCCTTTATACTTGGTGCCGTTTCAGTTGCTTTATGTTGCTGGATGTTAATAAGTAAATGATGTAAAAAACTTGACATTTGTATATTTGCCACGCTACTCGGTACACTAATGAAAACAAAATCCCATCACTGCCACATTGCCATAGCACATCCGTGCGCCGGGTAGCCTTTGTGTGTAGTGGTGGGTATTTATATGAGAGATTCAACAATCTTTTATCGGAGCTTTTACGAAGCCATTAAAGAACTTTCGCCCGAACTTCAAGCACAAGTCTACTCAGCAATATTTGAGTATGCTCTGAACTTCAAAGAAACCGAACTCACAGGACTGGCGAAGACTGTATTCACGTTGGTTAAGCCGCAATTAGATGCGAACTTGAAGCGTTACGCAAGCGGAACTGTACCAAAACGGAAGCGAAATGTAAGCGAAACAGAAGCGAACAATAAGCGAAACCGAAGCGAAACCGAAGCTAATGTAAATGATAATGATAATGTAAATCTTAATCTAAATGTAAATGAGAATGTAAATGCAAATAAATTTGTGAAACCACAACCAAAAGAAGTTTATGATTACATGACCGAACTAAATCAAGCAGCAGGCAATCGCTGGAATGAATCAAAAGTTAGAATGGAAGCACAAAACTTTCACGACTTTTACGAAAGCAAAGGTTGGGTGATAGGCAAAAACAAAATGAAAGACCTGAAAGCCACCATTCGCAGATGGATGAATAACAATAAACAAACCAATAACACAAATAACAATGAACAAAGAGCAGCAGATTATTACGCAAAGAGACAGGAACCAAATTATTTCAGTATGTTCCCTAAAAAAACTGCAACGCCTTGAAGGTGACAATGCAGTAAACTTATTACTCGCGAATAGACTGGATGAACTTCAAGTCTACTTCAACCTCGAAAGACAAATGACCTTGCCGCAGATTGAAATGACCATCGACATCATTAAAGAAAATTTCTATTACTTTAGTGCTGAAGATTTCTCTCAATGCTTCCGGGCAGCGATGTCAGGAAAGTACGGTAAGATTTACAATAGGCTCGATGGCGCGGTAATCATGGACTGGCTTCGAACTTATGACATAGAACGAACGGAAAAAATTGTACACGAACAAATGCAGAAGAATAACGAGCAGAACAAAGACGTAATGAGCCTTGACAACTTCAATACGGCTATCAAAAAAATCATGGATGAACTCACAGCAAAGACAAAGCGCAATGATCCTGAGCCGTACGTAAGCAAGCGCACACCGTTTGAAAATCAAGTCATTTCAGAATACGATAAGTTACGTGGCATGAAACAATTCGCAACGTACAACGGCAAGCAAATGGATTTTGAAATGTACAGGGCGGTAAGGTTTCAGGAAGAAATGTCAAATCAGGGCGAGATATGAAAACAAGGAGACATGAATGGACCGATGGGGCAAATGATGTAGAAAAAGCCACTTGTATTCATTGCGGTTTGGTACGCATAAGAACAGGACAAGCAATAGCATTAAATGACAATTTAAGTGCGATTTATTACAAACCTGCAATGCCTGAAACGATACAATACAAAGCAGGTAATTGTGTAAAGAAACATAAGACAAAAGCATGAAACAACCCAGCACAATCCTGCAGCAAGTAATCGCTGACATGAGAGTACGCGAAGAACGTGGACTAATGAAGTACGGCACAACCGTTGACAGAACCGATTTAACGCAAGCGCAATGGCTGCAACACGCATACGAGGAAGCTCTCGACCTTGCGATTTATTTGAAGAAAGTAATGAGCATGAAAGCTGAATCAAACAAGGCATGAGGACTGATGTAAAACTTTGCGGACAGTACCAAAAATCGGTACTGAGTGCAAAAAACAACTTTAATTTATACGTGACTTCGGTACTTTTTGCTGCGGTTTTTGCCGCAGTATCAGAAGTAGAGCTAAGTGGGAGAAGCTATGTCGCTGCATCGTCCAGCCGAATTGCGTATAACGTATGGTGCTTTGCGAAGGGCAAGGATTAGAAGTACAAATTTTTAAATAACTACTAAAGATGATTAGAAATACAAATGTTGATGATACCACAAATGCCTTGCCTTTTGCAAAGCACGTGTTATCGGCTGGCGTTCTTCGGGTTCTATTAGCTTGTGAAGAAAGCCAAACAGTAACAAAATCATTTAGAAAATTAGGACACGAAGCATTTAGTTGTGATATACAAGAATGTTCAGGCGGACACCCTGAGTGGCATTATACTGGCGATGTAACTGAATTATTAAAACAATATTGGGATATTGTAATTGCTTTTCCACCTTGTACTTATATGACAAATGGCGGAGCTGTAAGAATGTACCCAAAGAAAGGAATTATTGATGAAGATAGATATCAAAAAGCAATGGAAGCAAAAGAGTTTTTTATGTTGTTTTATAATTTGGATTGTAAGCACGTAGCTATTGAAAACCCTATGCCTATGAACATTATTGGATTGCCTAAATACTCACAGATAATTCAACCGTATATGTTTGGCGATGGGTATTCAAAAAAAACTTGCTTATGGTTAAAGAACTTGCCACCACTTTACCACAATGCAGCTCCAAACTTATTTGATGAAAATGTTACTCACGCAAAAGAGTATCAACCTTATATAAATGGTGGTGGTGGCAGATTAGAGAAACAAAATTATAAAGGCAAAACATTTGCAAATGGAAGTAAAAAAAGAAGCAAGTTTTTTCAGGGTGTTGCAGATGCTATGGCTGAGCAATGGTCTGCTTACGCTTGCCGATAACCAATCAATAAGCGAAAGTCAACCGATAGCTTGACTCAGCCCAAAAAAAAGTCAACCGATAACTTGACAAAATCCTAACTAAATTGGTAACAAGTAAAGCGATAACTTGTCTTTTACGGCACAATTATTCGGAGATTTGTGAATTATATAACAACTTAATAAATTAACTAAACTTTGTACAAATGAAAAAACAAACAGCAGTAGAGTGGTTATTACAGGCGATTGAAGGTAAAAACGGAAAAGAATTTTCTTCTTACTATTTAGAATTTATCGAACAAGCCAAAGCAATGGAGAAGGAGCAGATTATTGATGCTTATTACTACGACCCAAATTGTGATGAAATAAAAGATGATGGGGAACTATACTACAACGAAACATACGGAGGTGACAAATGAAAACGGCAGTACAATTTCTGATTGATGAAATCAATAACGATGCACAAGTTCAAATTAAAACCATGAAAGAATGGAATGAAGTATTTGAACAAGCCAAAGAACTTTATCGCGACCAAATACTTGAAGCCTATCGAGAGGGTAGAACTGACCAACAAAGCACCATCGATAAGTGGTATGATAGAACATCAGCGGATTATTTTAATCAAACCTACAAATGAAAGCAACACTAGTATACAACCTTCCAGATGAGCAGTTCGAATTTGACGCTGCCGTTAAGGGAATCAAAGCGCAAAGCATCCTGCTCGAAATAGATCAGGAAATGAGGGCTATAATAAAATACCAAGATGGGTTGTTGCCTGAAGTTTATGACATGGTTGAAAGATTGCGCGACTTATTAAGGGGCAAATGTTTGGAAGAGGGCATCCTATTGTAACAATTTTATATCTAAATTTGTTACATGGAATCAAATGCAACCTACAACGTGCCCATCGTTTACAACTTGACCGATGTAAATGAGAGCGAATTACTTCAGGAGCTTATCGCATTACGCGATGAGTGTGAAGCAATCAAAAAAGAATTACAAGAAATAATCAATCAACTTAAAAATGAGTAAAGTAAAAACCACCAAAATCGGAGCGCGAGTCAGCGAGTCCGATAAAAAGAAAATCGCATCACTTGCAAAAAAAGCCAAACAATCAATCGCTGAATTTCTTCGGACTAAAGCACTTGCCACCGAGCAAGGAAGTGTCCGAACTTATCGCAAAGGCTGAAGAACTGCTAACACGTGAGCTACCGCAGGCAGTGTACAAACCAGCTCCACACGTGACAGTGTTGGACTTTCGGCACTGCTTGCGCTCTCACTTAATGCACGTCAAAAACAACTACCAATTTGAATCATGCAAACCTTATACAGAACGTCTCAAAAATTTAATTGAACATGGCATACGAATTACAAGACAATAGCGGAACACTATTTAAGAACAATAAAAAGCAGGATGGTGATAAACTACCTGACTACACAGGCAACGTCAAAATAAACGGCAAAGAATTACGCATTGCAGGATGGGTAAAGCAAGGCGCGAAAGGTTCTTTCCTCTCACTAAAAATTAGTGAACAACAAGCAAATGACAACTTGAAAAATAAAGCTCCACAATCAAACGGCAATTCCGACGATCTTCCGTTCTAAAGTTGTGACAGTTGAAGAGCTCATCGTTATCCTTGAATCGTTTCACCCCGAAACACCCGTATACGTTGCTATAATGCAAAATCAACTATACATATATGACCCAGTTGTAGAAGTTGGAATGGCAACAGATGAAACGGGCAGCTTTCCTGCGTGCTTCATCAACTCAGAACACTTTGAAATTAAAGCATCACTAAATTGACACCACTCGAACAACTCATCAGCCACTATACAAGCAAGGCGAACAAAAACCGCAAAGCTATTGCCGCAAGTATTTACCAAGACTTTGTAAACTATTGCACCGATTTACTCCCGGTTGAAAGAGATTATTTTGTCAATGGTTATATTGCAGGCGCAGAAGACATGAAAACCAAAATGCAAAACAATGATAACAGTACAAACCAAACCCCACAAGAGAGTTGAGTATCATGCAGGAACCATCACAATGTGCGTTGCAGGAAGTGACACAATCAACTGGGAGTTCGAACTCATTCGCTCAATCAATGGCGAACAAAAAAACTCGGTGCGATTACTAACCGAAGCAACAGAAGGTCAGCGCGAAATAATTGTGGGTACAATACTCGCAAATCTGAACTGCGAACAAATTCGGTGGAGTTGAGAAAATGCAAAGTTTGCTCTGAGAAATTCAAGCCGCGATTCAGCTCGTTACAAGCTACGTGCCTCAATCCTGACTGCATCATTGAATACGCTAAACGTGTCAGCGAAAAGCAGCAGAAAGCCGAAATGAAGGAACGCAAGCAACGACTCATCACACTGGCTGAATGGAAGCGCAAATTGCAAACGGTGTTTAACAAATACATCCGATTACGTGACGAGCGCAAAGGTTGTATCAGTTGCGGCAAACCATTACGTGGGAAGTATGATGCAGGGCATTTTTATTCCGTTGGTTCAACTCCGAATTTGAGATTTGATGAAAGGAATGTTCACGGTCAATGCGTGCCGTGTAATCAATACAAGCATGGCAATTTAATTGCATATCGTGAGGGTTTAATTCAGCGGATAGGCTTAGAGTCATTTGAACAACTTGAGGTGGATAAAACAAAGGAATTGCGCTTGACAATACCGCAGGCGCAGGACTTAATTGCCCACTATAAAAACAAAGTTGAATATGTACAACGAGAAGCAAATCGCGGAGATAGCAAGGCTCCGAAAGCAAAGAAGGGCACTATTTCTAAATGATTCAATTTCTTTTGAGGATGAGGAAATTTTGTGCGATGTTAGCTTGCGACTATTCCAGCTCACAGGACATCGCGGTTATTTGCTCGGTGTTTGTTAGCGGATGCGCCCTTTAATGATGCGCAAATTCTGAACTTCAAAATCACCGCTCGGCTCAACTTTTATATGAGCGAAACCATGCGTGTATTTGTTTCCGACAGGATGGTAGTCAGGTGAAAGTTCGGACAGGCACGCCACACTCCAACACGTCACAACCTTGCCGTTTATTGAAGGTTCGGTGTGTTCACTTGTTTGGTGGTGATGTCCGCAAATAGCGTTATCCTTTGCCTTCATGTAAAGTGATCGCGCCACGTTCACAGGACTGAAAACCGACTTGCCTAATTCGTGACCATGCAGAATTGTGAGCTGCCCGGCGTGAATGATTTGTTTGTCAGGTATGAATGTGATTCGGTGTTGCTCGAGCTTCAATAAGGTTTCAAGATTATACTCACCGAGTCCAAGAAGGTCAGGTGCTTGACGCATGATGTAATGCTCAAACCTTATATCGTGATTACCACACTTGAAATAAATTTCCTGAGTTGGAAATAACTTGCGTAATACGGTCAAAAACTCTCGGCACGTGTTCACTTCATTTGCCAAATCTCTTTTGCGGGGGTCTTTCTCAAATCGGCTAATTGCATAAAAATCGATTAAGTCACCGTTCAAAATAATCGTGTTGACTTTGTGTTCTAACCCGTATTGAAGTGCCAGCGTGAGAGCTTCGATGTTGTGATAAGGAACGTGAATATCTGAAAGCAAAAGAATATCATTCGCGCTTTTAGGTAATTTGAAGGCACTATAAACCGATTCGCGTGACGTTGGTAAACCGAGAGGATTCGGCTCAGGTTTTAATGCGTATAATAAGCCTGAAAATGCGTTTTGCTTTGGTGCTGTTTGTTGCTCTTTGATGCTCAACTTTGCCGCTTGCTTTTTGAAGCGTTTGAAATTATTGTAAAAGCTATCAAATGAACACTCACCCTTAAGGTTTAATGACTTGTAAACCCGTGCCACTTGACTGCGGTATGGCTCAGTGCTTTTGCCGAAAATAATCGGCTCAAAATATTCTCTGTATTTAGGTAAACTCATATTTCAAAGTGTGGATAGTCCTTAAATTTCTTCCAGTCACCGCCCCACTTCACCGCAGGATTCATGGTTTTAATGATTTGAGCAAAATTGATGAAATGCTTTTTATCCCAAGTCAATCCACCACCAGCCAATCTAAAAGCAATGTCAATGGCTCGCGATGGATTCGTGTTGTGTTTGCTGCCTGACTTTAATTGCGTGACAATCTTGCCCGGTTTAGTTCGCCCTTGTGCGTAGAGTTCCAACTGTTCTTCAGGTGAACGATAAACGCACGTGATGAATGGTTGTGGTGCATTCGGGTAAGTCATCATGTAAGCTAACGATGCCATTGAATAAGCATCAGCCAGCTCCTTTACTGCATCACTCAGCGACCGAGTCGGCATTCTGCAAAGATTTCTTCAACTTTCTTTTTTCAATGGCTCGGACAATTAAGCCAATGACAATGAGTAAAAGTTCGCGCACCAAATCTGCGCTTCCGGGGTTTGTTAAATCTTCCATGTTTAATTTATTTCGTCAATGTCTTCGTGATCATTGAGCGTGTTATCTAAAAAGTGAACGAATAAGAAGGCTTTCGCCCCATCGTATATTTTATTTATTCTTGATTTCGTTGCTTCAAATGATTGCTTGACAAGTTTGTGGTCATAGTAAATGACAAGTGCAAAAAATACACACACCACAACCGCGATTATTATCATGTCATTTCTCATTTGTGACATTTTTGCCCATAATCAGAACCAAAATAAACTTAAAAAAGGCAACTGATGCACCTAAATAGGCTAACACTTTTGCACATTCAATAATTATTGGGGGCAAATGCACAGGCTCAACACCTTCTAAAGCGGTACCAGCCATGAGTAAAGTACATGATTTGATGAATGTCACCGCAGGTTCAGCAAAGTCGATGTCAAACGGGTTTAGATTTAGATTCATTTTTCTTCAATTTAAGTAGCATCTCACGTTCATACTTGCGTAATGCTTCAGTTTCTTTTTTTATTTGTGCTTTCAGTTCCTCTTTGGTCATGGGAGTTTGCTCAGTAGGTTACTAAACACTGGGCCGCGTGTATTCATTGCAGTGTTGCCGCTTGAAAAAAGGTAGTTTGAACTACTCTTTTTAACTCCTATTGGTGAGCGTTGCGGCCAGACGTTATTTGAGTATTCAGGAAATAGCGAACTATTCGCACACAAATAATCCACCAACACACCCGTATAATATTCTGCATTTGATTTCGCACGCTCAATAGCATCCTTCATAACCGAGTCAGAAATAGGAGTTGCATCTTCGCTTGTACGTTGTACCAAAGTGCCGTTATCGAGCTTGTACGTAAGCGATGGAATGGCTTCAACCATAGTCCACCACAAAACAACTTTACGGCAATAATCATCCACCAAAGTTTGATAATTACCGCTCAATGTATTGTTCGCGATTTCGTTTTTTAAGTAGTCAAATAACGAATCACCCAAGTAGGGCGAAAGGTATTTGTCTTGACTTAAATATACCGCCGGGTATAAAATATTAGGGTCAACCGCACCGTTAACCTGAGTGTATTTTTTTATGTAGTTTTCTGATATAAAAAGTACTTCTGCCATAGTGTTTATTTATTATATGCACTTCCGTTTCTGCCCCACACTGGATTCGTTGGTAAGAATCCACGATAGTCCATGTCTTCGGGTAGCTTTGCAACAAGTGCCTCATTTCTTACCTTGTAACCCATTCGCTCAGCTTTTGCCACCGCAATCCTGCGAGCGTCTTCACTTTCAGGATTAATCTTTGCGCCTTTGCTATTAACCCACACGGTCTTCTGCCACCAATGTTTGCAGTGCCCTCCGCCCTTCCAAAGCCAGCAATCGTAAAAATCAGACCCATTAGGACCCCAACCCGGATTGACCCGTTTATTTTTCATAGCAACAATATCCTCTTTGCGATATAGCTTATTCGCACGTAACATCTTGCGACAAAATTCCCTCATGTTATCATGTCTGAAGTCACCTGCATATACGTAACGAGTTATGAAGTAGTTGCCATCAATCAAAGCATCCTGTTCGCTTTTAAGATTTGGTGTTGCCCTGCCCGTGCTTGCTAATTCGTGCGCTGCGATAACTTCAAGCTCTTTGTTTTCAGCATCGTCTGTATCGTAGTCAACCTCATACGCATCTATCAAAATCCAGTCCTTATTCGGCTCTTCACCGAGTGCGATAAGTTCATCCGCAACGGTCGAAACCGCATCCATCTCAACTTGAATTTGTTCAAGTATTCGAGCTGCCCAATCGCGCCCTGCATCACCGCCCCAAAGTTGCCACGCTATTCTGCCAGCCGTTGGAAATCCATCCTCGCCGTCGTTCCATCCTGTCGCTTGTTTGTCAACTTCATGCCGTGCAAAATACGAGTTCATTCTTTTGACCGTGTCAAGTGATAGGTTTCTTAAATTAGAAATATCTCGCGCCCTTGCAACACCAACTTCAGTACCTCCACGACCGTATTCATCGCGCCACTTCAAACCGATTTCAGCTTCGATTGCCATTTCTTTCGTTGGCTCGAAACTTTCTTCAGCTAATTGATGACAACACCCTTTTTTTTTTTCAAGTGATTGAACCACTTCGGTAGGGTCGAGAGAGCCCGGCACAATGCTGTTGAATATTGCATCGACTTGCTCACCGCTCAATGTCGGGAATGCCGCACTTACAATAGCTTTTGCACTACTCACAGGAATTGCACCTGATGCGGCTTGCATTGCGATGTCAACAAGTGATGAAATTTGCGCACCATTCAAAGCAGTTGCGGCAACGTCTGCAACTTGCGTAGTAGTTCCCGTTGTATCGACTTGAACCTGACTTTCAAGTGGTGTGTTTGGTATTACAATGAGTTCAATATTTGGAATTTCAAACGAAAGTATCTCAGTAAATCCTTCAATAATTAACCGTTGCGCAGGCTCGATAACTTGGTTAGTGAATATCTCTAAACCAACAGCCATTTCATCTTTATTTGAGCCGAATCCTGACTGCGTTCTAATACCAAAAATCAACGGTGTAGTAATTCGGTGAGCAACCATGACTTTGCTTGTAGATTCCTCACTCAAAAATTGATATTGTTTATCAGCATCTGAAAGTGGGAACGAAGTGATGTCAGGCTTTGGAGTATCGCGCTCATTGAAAGTCATCAAAAACTTTCCTGCATTGCGTGCGCCCGTGAGTAGCTTCTCCCAGTCACGTTTCATATCCCACTGCTGATCGGGTGGAATTTGCCCGTTAAAGAACGAAATAATGAACGAAGGAAATAAACCATTCATGATATTATTCACGTGGTACATTCCAATTTGTCGCTCTAATTCAATATAATTTACCGCACTCCAATAGTCAGGATTCGGATAAATCTGTCCGCTTGTATATGCAAACTTCCAAAGCACTTGCGATGGCTCTTGTACTGCCATGCTCGGATTGAACTTTGGAATGAATGTCGGTCTGTTTTTTTTCTTGCGTGTATTCGCCCAATCTTCGCTGTGATAAATTCCGATGACCTCTTCATCTTCACCCTCAACCGCAATGCGACATTCCTCAAATGGTAAGTGCTTCAACTTTGCAATGGTCTTGCGGTCGTTTGAATATATTACCTCAACGAAATATCCACCATATTTTTTGAAGTCATGTGATGCTGCATAGTATTGACCGTAAACATCAAGTGCATCAATCCTATCCTGCCCTGTATTTGATGTGATTCCTTTGCCTGCAATCATGTCACCGATTGAAATGCACAACGAACCATGCACAGGACTGCTCTCTGAAAGCTCACGCAAGTATTGAGGAAACAAATTATTTACCCCAAAAGATACCCAGCCGCCACGGTCAACACGCTCAACCGAACTTACGGGAGTATATTCTTGCAACTTTACATTGACTATGTTATTATCCATTGTAAATTATATCGTCTTGAATTGTTATTGTAGGCACATCGAAATAAACGCCTGAATCATTCAAATACAAATATCCACGCTCACATATACCAACAACGCTTGCGTCATTTGGATCAGTGTTGCTGTTTGAATTTTGACCATAAACATCATACCGATAACGCCCGGGTAAAGTTAGTCCGATAGTAGTTACCGTGAGTTCTGTATAGCGTTGGTTTTCCACAACGATAGGCGGCACTTGCGCGATTGAATTGCCCACGTTTGAATTTTCCTCATGATAAATCAAAAGCAAATAATCGGTGAATGCAGTCGAATAGTATTGCCGTGCTTCATCGAGTGAAAGCCGTAATGTTTGCCCTGCTGTATTTGTATTTAGATAAACCATTGTATATAAAAAAGGTGGGCAGCGAGCCCACCCGTTTAATATTTATATCAATTTATTATTGAACTTCAGTTGTTGCGCTTACTGTGTAACCAGCGGCAGTCATAGTAGCGTCATTTAACGTGTATGGCTGCGTTGGTTCGTCACTTGTAAAAGTCAACTGATAACCTTGCAAGTCACCGAATGCAGCTCCAGTCTGGAAAGTTCCTGCGGTCATGTACATTCCATTGGTTGTACCGAAAGCGATGATTTCACCGCTGTTTAATTCAACAAACAAACCAACACGAGCTTTTGCAAGTGCTTCCATTTCCTCACGCTTATTAGCATTGATGTTTTTTAGGCTCAATGAAACACTGTGAGTATAGAATACCGTTCCGTTTTCAAGTGATACGGTAGGGTTGAAAGTCGCAGAACCTGTATTTTTTAACGGCTCATAAGTAAAAACCGTTCCTGTTCCAGCTGTTATTTCGGCAGGAGTTCCACCTATTGTATAAGTCAACTGATCAAAAGAACCGATATATATTTTTTTTACACCTCCGATGCTATCGTTACATCCGAGCGTAAATCCTGTGGTTAAAGCGCAACTCATAGTTTTATTTTATTAAGGGCGGCTATTACACCGCCCATTGATTATTTGTTAATGATTAGAAGTTAGTTCCCCAAGTAGCGATTTCATTTGTGAAACCAATTTGCGCACCTGCAAAGAAGTTGCACTTGAAACGTACATTGTCTGAACCGTCAAGCTCGCTCATGTCCAAAACTTTCACCTCATTCCATTGATTCAAAAGATTTGTTCCAAAGTACAAATTGCTCTTTTGAGTCATTAACATGTGGTCAGCGTAAAGTCCGGGACAAACAAAAATCTGATAACCCAAGTATTGCTTTGGCATTTCAGGACCGCCGTAGGTGTACCATCCATTTCCAGCAGCAGCAGAAGCAATCATGTAGGCTTCCCATGCGTTCAATGACATGTAAATGATAGGCTTTTCAGTTGAACCTTTTACAGCGTCTGGGCAAGCGTCAACGAGATCCTCAACAGCTCCGACAATAGTCGAAGAATTCAAAGCACCTGAACCTGCATTTTGATCGTCACCAGCATCTTGAATCAATTCGCAAAAACCTTTGTAAGTGTTTGCAGTTCCAAGACCTTGCCAAATCATTGTTTCATTTGCAGCGGCAGCACCACCAAGGATGTTTGCGATAAGTGCATCAGTCAATGATACAGGAAGAACGCCATCTTGCGTTTCTTTTGCATCCCAGTCGTAAAGCAAGTTTGAAGTATTCAAATCACCTTTGCATATTTCGCGGTGAATTTGGAACTTCTTTAGCTCAAGAATTTTCTCGTTCAAGGTAACAGTACCTGAAGGAGTGAAATCACAAGTTGCATCAGCAAATGTGATAGAGTCAGTTAGTCTGCGAACCACAGCTTTGTAGTCCACGTTCTCAAGGACAGTAACGCCCTTTAATGATTCATTTGAAAGCAGGGCAGCACGAATGTAACCGCCTGCAACTTTACCAGCGTATGTTGTGGTTAAGTTAGTAGTTGTAGCCATTTTCTTTTTTTATTAAATTATTTTTGTATTTTTTGAATTTCAGCAAGTACACGCTCCTGATATGACATTTGAGACCATGACTTAGCAGGCGCAGGGGTAGCACTCAATATGGTTTTTCTTTCTTTTACTGAAGTGGTCGCAGGTGCGCTCTTTAATGCAGCAAGTTCGGTAGCACTTACAACGGCTTCGTTCTTTGCCTTTGCGAGTTCCTCGTTTACAGCGTTAATCTCACCGCTCTTGGCAGCAAGCTCGTTTGTCAACACGCTGATTTTTTCAGACAACGATTTGATAGTTGCCATGAAGTCCTCAGTGCTCATTTCAGTCTCAACTTCAACCTCTTTTACTTCGGCAATTTTACCATCCTCACCAACGATAAGAACTTTGCCATCTTCAAGTGGGTATTCGCCAGCACCAACTGGGAAAGAATTTCCATCTGCATCTTTCATGTAGCAGTCACTACCAACACCGAAATCGTCAGCAGTTGTGTAAATCATATTGCCATCCGCAAGACGTGCTTCAGCTTCGAGCTTTACTTCGGTGTCGAATTTTACACCGTGCTCTTTTGGATCAATTCCGAATTTGTGGAATATGCCAAGGATTTGTTCTTTAAGATTCATTATAGTATTTTTTCCTATAACGGCAGAATCTCAATTTTACCCCCGACAAGTAGAAAAAAAAATAGCGGAGCCGTTGCCCCGCCATTCTTGTTAACCTAAATGCAATAACTAAAACAACAAACAATGAGTAGCAAATTTATACCATTGAAAGCACCCGTTCAATCTCTTTTAATAACGAAGATTCAACACTCTGTACTTTCATTTCAACGGCTTCCTCAACGAACATTCCTTCGATGCTGAAACCTCTTATATTCCCTGACTTCACTTCATTCCACACATTATCATCGTCAACCTTTGCGCCAATGAACCATGTACCATTCGGCAAATCACTCAATCCGAGCGCAATACTTTTGTCTGAATCACCCTCTTTAAGCCATGATTCAACTATGGTAACGCCCGTTACGGGGTAAGCGTGTTGTAAATTAGTCGTGTGGTGTAAGTTCTTTTTATAGAAATCATGCGCCAACGTCTCAATGGTTGCTTTGTCAAAAGTCATGTAATACTCTTCATTGTTTTTATCAATTCGAAGTATCAACTTTTCAGGAATCAAAGCCGCACCATATAACATTCTGCGCTCGTTATCCACACTTGCTAACTTTATTTTGGTGCTTGATAACGCAACCCAATTCTCTTCGATGGCAGGCATATCAACAAGCCCCATCGCAGTCAGTCCTAACTTGCCATTTTCGTCAATGACACATTTTACTATTCTTTTTTTATCCATGTTTTTATTAATTTATTCGTGCTAAATCTCTAACCTTATCGCGTGCTTCAACTGCAGTACTAACGTCTTGCGCAAGTACATAAGCCTTTGGTGTTTGGTCTGGTCTGTTTTGTAATAGTCCAAGATTCAAAGCATTGAACGCAGGAACACTCGCTTGACTTCCTCCACCTCCACCGCCTAAACTTGGCACTGATGGACTTCCACCGCCACCGCCATCGCCGCCGTTTTCATTGAATTTTGTTGATGCAATTTTTGCTATCTGTGCAATACCCGTAGCTGCCGCAATACCAGCTTCAATGAATTGCACACCACCTGCTATTTTCAAAGCATTACCCCCTGCAGTTAATGCAGCCGTAACGGCAAGTCCTGTTTGAATACCAGCCTGTGCAATACCGTAGGCTTTGTTACGATTGAATGCGGCACGTGCTCCTTTCTTGTTGTTCTTGCTGAACGCTTCATCGAGTCCTGCGATAGCACCAATGACATCGCTTGCCATTTGCACACGCTTACGATTTAATTCTTTTTGTCGCGCTTCATCCTCTTTAGCATACTTTTCTTTGATTGCGCCTTGTTCGGATTCATACAATTCAGTCAATGCAGTGGTATCTTTTCCTGCATTTTCAAGCATGGTTTTTTGCTCAAAGTATTTATCCTGCAAGTTCTGCATTTCAATCTCTCGCGCACTCTTTCCACGTTCATCAAGTCGTTGCTCAATGTCTAATTGTATCGCTTCAATTTCATCCGCTTGTTGTTGTTGTGCGGCACGACTCAACTCATTTGCCTTTTGCCATATCGCAGCTAACCTATCCGCTAACGCCTTATTGTTCGCTTCAATTTCAGCGTCTTGGTCAGCATATAAATCAGCGATGAATTGAGCTTCATATTCGCGTTGCTCTCTCTCTTTTTGTCTGCGTTCAGCCGCTTTCTTTGCTGCATCTTCCGCTCGTTTCTCAGCATCTTCCTGAGCCTTTTTTTCGCGAGCTTCTTTCTCAGCTATGTCCTTTTGATTCTGTTCCGCTTGCCGTTCTATTCGCGCAGTTTCAATATCGAAAATAGCTTCTGATGCTGCCTTCCTTGCCTTGATTTGTTCATCCGTTAATTTGCCGTTGAGCTTATCAATGTCATCAATGGTTTTTTGATACGCTTCAAGTTTCTTTTGTTCCGCTTCAATGGTCGCAGCGTTGACATCTTGCCCTAATTGTTTGGCAATAGCAACTTGACGTTTGGCATTCCTATCAATCGCCTTAATCGTTTCGTCTTGCGCTTCAATAGATTTGTTTGCCGCATCAACCGCTGCGTTTTCTGTTATGTTAATCCAGTCGGTTAAATCTTTGAAACCTTGAACAACTGTATCAATGATGCCGCCAACTACTTCAAATGCTTTGCCCACAAATGGGATAACATTCGCGAGCTTTTCTAAATTCGTAATGATTAACGCAATGACTCCACCGATAAGAATAATTGGGTTTGTCAGTAACGCTTTTCCGAGCGCACCAAATCCACTGGTTAATGAACCAACACCCTTTGATGCTTCACCAAATTTTAAGTTGTTTACATTCGCGGCTAATGCCTTGACTGATTGACCAACACCCTCG